TACATCACTTAGACGCTGTCGGTATGGGTAGGGATAGAAATGATATTGTTCATGTAGGTATGAATGCTATTGCGTTATGCCGCAAGCACCATATACAGGCTCATAATATGGGCAAAAACGAATTTTTAAAACAGTATCATGTATATGGAATAATACTTGATTCGTACTTATGCAAAATATTAAATTTAGGACGAAAGACTGTATATAACGAGCTGTTTGAACGTGATAAACAGTTTTTGCAGCTTGAGGAGGTGAGAGAATAACATGGCAAGACCCTTGAAAGATGGGGTTGATTATTTTCCAAAAGATACTGATTTTTATGCAGATGATAAAGTGCGACTTTTAAGAGCGGAGTTTGGCTCAAAAGGAATGTATCTTTTAGACTACATATTATGTGACTTATACGGCAAAAATGGATATTTCATCAAATGGGATAAAAACAAGTGCTACCTTGTGTCAGACGGTGCGGGATGTGGTTGTTCTCCTGAGTTTGTTGCAGAGTTTATTTCCGGGTGTATCAGATGTTCTTTCTTTGATAAAAGGGTGTTTGAAATGTTTGGAGCATTGACATCTGTGGGTATCCAGCGGCGCTTTATAAGAATGTTAAACAGCCGCGAAAATTTCACATTTATTGAAGAATACTTTCTGCTTGATACATCTGATAAAAAAGATGTTCCGCAAGGTATTCTTAATAAACTTGCATTCAAAAAGGTTTCCGATAAAGAAAACGAAGTTAAAAGTAAAGATAACCCCAATAAAAATAAAGATAATTCACAAAGTAAAATAGAAGAAAATAAAGTAGAGGAGAGTAGAGTAGAGGAAAGTATAATAGATGACTCTCACCGCTCGCCTGCACCGTATGAGCAAATCAAAGATATGTATAACAACATATGTACATCATATCCTAAATTACGCTCAATGTCTGATAGTCGAAAGAAAGCAATTAAAGCACGACTTAGACAGTACAGTATTGACGATTTCAAATTTCTGTTTGAGAAAGCGGAAAATAGCAGTTTTTTAAAAGGTGCAAATAATCGTAACTGGTCTGCCACATTTGATTGGTTGATAAAAGATTCAAACATGGCAAAGACACTTGACGGAAATTATGACGATAGACCTATGCAAAGAAATGATTATAATGCCGGTGCAAGAAAAAGCAATAATCTATTTCTTGATTTACTTAATAACGATAACGGAGATGATATATTATGACATTTCAAGAAACTGCTAAAATTATGGCGGTATTTAAGGCTGCATACCCACGCTACTATGCAAATATAGACGTGGAAGAAGCAAGACGGGTAACAACATTATGGGCGTCTATGCTTGCCGATTACAGCTATGAAACTGTTTCAAATGCTGCTAAGGCATTGATTGTATCAAGCAAGTTTCCACCGACAATAGCCGAGGTAATAGAGAAAATACAGCTATTAACCAAAGAACCGGAACTGACGGAGGGCGAGGCTTGGAGCATGGTGCGAAAAGCTATCCGTAATGGAATTTACGGATATAAAGAGGAATATAGAAAATTGCCTGACAAGGTAAAAACGGCAATAGGAAACCCTCTGATGATACACGAATGGGCTAAGGTAAGTGCAGATGAACTCGATACCGTAGTAGCAAGTAATTTTATGCGGAATTTTCGTTCACAAACGAAAAGCAAACAGGAATATGAAAGTTTGCCACAAAGCGTAAAAAAATTTGTTGAGGAAATATCCGCAAAAATGCCGAAACTGGAGGAAGTAAATGAGAGGAATAAATGATATAAGAGTAACCTTTGAAGAAAAAATCAACAAGTATGCCGTAAAGCAAATACAACCTCATATGATTAACGCACTTGCAGTAATGTTGTGCGATGAAGCTGTAAATGAAACGTTATTTAGTTTAGACACAATAGAAAATATGGAGGAGATCGCATGAAAAAACACAGTTGCAGAATGACTGATACAGAAAAAGAAATGCACGACAGAGCAGTTAAAATTCGCAAAATGACCGATGAGCAGTTGTGCAAGTACATAGATGATACACAAGGTAAGAACGATACACGGGATAAAAGTGTGAGTAAGTTTTTAACTTGTGTGGCAGGATTGAAAGGTATAGGTAAAACAACAGAAAATAAATTATATTATCTGGCAAGAGAAAAGGGGTTTATTGATTAATGCGTTGGAGTGAAGCGGAGTATGCACGATATATTCAGAATACGGAACAAAACACAAGTAGCCCAAAGCCTAAAAATAAATATTCTTCTCAAAAAACGTGGATTGATGGTATATGTTTTGATAGTAAAAAGGAAGCGGATTATTACTGTCAATTAAAGCTACTTACAAGAGCCGGAGAGATAAAAGGTTTCTGTCGTCAAGCAAGATTTGTTGTGACAGAGGGTGTAGGGAGTATAGAACGAGGTACTGAATATGTTGCAGATTTCGTAATCTTCAACAATGACGGAACAAGTCGCATTGTTGACACGAAAGGGGTGAAAACCAATGAATTCAAGTTAAAAATGAAATCGTTCCGAGAAAAGTATCCGACTCTTAAAGTAGAGTTGGAATAAAGGAGTAGATAATTGATGGGTAAAATAAGAACTCGAAATCAATATCAAGCCGAGTTTGTGAAGTGTATTCAGAAATTCGGCGGTAAATATCAAACATGGGAAATATTCGCTGATTTCATATCAATGTTTGCCTGTGCCATATCAAATGGCATAGATAGGGTGCATTTCAAACCGAGAGAAGAAATGTATATGCAAATTATTCGCAAATACACAAAGGAAGAACAGGCAATCTTTCCTGAGATGATGGGTCACGTCATCAATGGCATGGAGGAAAACAGGGATTGCGATTTCCTTGGAGAGTTGTATATGGCTCTGGACTTGGGAAGCCATTGGAAAGGACAGTTTTTTACATCGTATAGTTTGTGTAAAATGACTGCTCAATTACAAAAAAATGATATAGAACAAGAAATAAAAGCAAATGGATTTGTATCTGTAAATGACCCGGCATGTGGAGCAGGCGCATTGCTTGTTGCGGTAGCAAATACTGCGGCAGAAGAAATAAAACAATTTAATTGGCAAAATCACATCCTATTTGTTGCTCAAGATATAGATGCAGTTACGGCCAAGATGTGTTATACACAATTATCTCTATTGGGGTGTGCCGGGTATGTTAAGATTGGCGATACAATGGCGAATCCAATAACGGCAAACGAGTCATTGTATGAAATGACAAAAGAAGATAGTTGTTATTGGTATACACCAATGTATTTCAATGATGTTTGGAATTGGCGAAGAATGTTTCATATGTTTGATAAAACCATGCAAAAAAATATAACGATAACAAATAATGATGAAAAAGAAAAGACCGCCCAGCCAGTAGAAAACTCGCAAGATATAGATAGAAACGAGTTTAATACCGAAAAGAACGGTCAGCTATCATTATTTTGAAAGGAGTTTGGATATGGAAACTACAAATCAAAATAACTTAGACAAAATTATATCACAAGATACAGAGAAAATCAATAATGACGAACAGACAAAATCTGAAATCGTGTATATTGAAGTTGATAAATTACATCCACATGACGCAAATCCTCGAAAAAATATAGGTGATGTAACGGAACTGGCGGACAGTATAAAGAAAAACGGTATATTGCAAAATCTTACGGTTGTTCCGGCAACAGGTTATTGGTACGGTGAATATACCGTAATAATCGGTCACAGACGTTTGGCGGCGGCAAAACAAGCGGGATTGAAAACTGTACCGTGCGTTATTCGTGAAATGGGCCCAAAGGAACAGATAGCAACAATGTTGCTTGAAAATATGCAACGTTCGGATTTGACTGTATATGAACAAGCTCAAGGAATACAGATGATGTTAGATTTGGGCGAAACGGTTGAAACAGTTGCAGAAAAAACTGGTTTTTCCGAAAGCACTGTAAGACGTAGAACTCGTTTGTTGAAGTTGGACAGTGATGTGTTCAAGGAAACCGAGGGCAGACAGATAACCATGTTGGAGTATGACAAGCTGTTTGAAATCAAAGATGATAAGAAAAGGAATGAAGTGCTAAAATCCATTGGTACAAATAATTTCAATAATGAAATATTGCGTGCAGTACAAGCAGAGAAAACAACAGAAATACGCAAAAAATTTTTTGAAGATTTGAATGAATATGCCGAAGAAGTGAAAGATACCACAGGATTAGTATATATAGGTTGGTTTGATAATACAAAAAATATAACCGATTATTCAATCCCGGAATGTACAAAGTTATACTATCGAAGTTATGGAAGTGGTGTAGGAGTATCGTTATATCGTAGCACGACAGCTGATGAGAAACAAGCAGAACAAGAAAAAACAGAACAAGAAAATAAAATTAAAGAAGAAAGAGATAGCAAAATACGAAAGCTAAAAGAACTGGCAGAACGTACATATACCTTGAGAAGAAATTTTGTAAAAGACTTCACGTTAAATGAAAAGGCAACATCAAAGAACTTGCAAAATTTTATTATCACGGCATTGCTTGAAGATAATGATTTCGATATTGAAAAATTTATTGAAATGTTGGATGTCGAATATGATGAAGACGATTTAGACGAAATGCAAGGGGTGCGAGAAGTATATGAACGGTCAAACAAAACACTGCAAAATAAAATGGTTATTGCAGGATATGTTCTATACAATGATAGAAAAACAAACGATTGTTACGATTATACAGGAAATCACAGAGAGAACGAATCACTTCAGCGACTCTATGATGGACTAATTACAATAGGCTATGAAATGTCTGATGAAGAACTTGCCATGATGGACGGTACGCATGAATTATATACCACTGAAGATGAATAATTGATAAAGGAGAGATGAAGATGACAAATATTATAAAATGCAGATTTTTGGATAAAGACGGTGAACCGAGAGGCAGAGAATACAGCTATAAAACAGAAATACCTGTTGAAGTCGGTCAAATAGTAGATGTACCTGCACCACGTCAAAGTGACGCTGACA